GGACCGGGCACAATCCCGCCATCCGCAAACCCGAGCAGCCCACCGGCCCAACTGCCGATGCTGTTCACGTCTGCCATGATCTGGCTGGGGTCCAGTGATTTGATTTTCTCGATCAGATCAACAATCGCCTGCAGGCCAGTGGTGACCCACACGATGGGACCACCCACAAACGTCTTGATGAACTCACCAACCGCCTGGATCGCCGCGCCCCACACCGAGAACTCGCCCTCGACGTGGTCCACGTTGATGCCCAGCGCGTTCAGCGTCGAATTTACCATCTCTGTGATCGTGTTCAGCGCGCTCATCGCTACCGCGATGTTGTCCAGCATCGTGCCCAGCGGCGTCGCCGCGACCTCCGCCGCATACTGTGTCATCAGCGTCAACTGCTCGTTGTTCGCTGTCAACGGCCCGCTCAACGCCTCGACCTTCGTTAGCAAACTGTCCATCACCGGTAGTACACCGGTCCCGATGGCCTCCTGCATGTTTCCGAAGGCATTGTTCAGTCGCTCCGCCTTGCCGGAAGTGGTCTCGCCCATCGCCCTGGCCAGCCCGCCGAACTCCGTCTCAAGCTCAGTCAGGATCACGTTTTGCGCTGCTGCGACATCGCCTACCTCGACGAACGCCTTGATCTGCTCCTCCTGCTGTTCAGTGAGCATCACACCGACTCGCCGCAGAGCAGTAACTCCGAGTACCGGGTCATTGAGGGCCTTGCCGAGCATCACCGATGCGCTCTCCATGTTCCCGAACTTCTCCGTCATGTTAAGCATCGTCTCGGTCGCCCGAGGAAACGTCTCGCTGCCGATCTTTGTGAACGTGAGCAGCATATTTTGCCCCTGCACGATGGCATCATCCTCAAACCGTGTCATGCCGGACAGGCTCTCCGCCATCGCGTTGATCTCGCCCGCCGTCAATCCAGCCGCGTGTTTGGTCGATTCCAGCGTCGCGTTGAGGTCCGCCTGAATGCGCTCCGCCTCCTGCGCTGCATCTACCGAGTCCTTCATAAACTTCGTGAATCCTGCAAACGCCGCGCCGGCCCCAATCGTCCCCAGTCCGAGCCCGCTCACGGCATCGTTCAACTGCCCAATCGCGCCCTGGCTCTTTTTCACAGCCTCTTCCAACGCCACGGTATTCGCCGCAATATTGATAATCAGACTACCGACCGTCGCCATCTGCTCCTCTTTCTCCCCCTCTCCGTTTCGGGGAGGGGCCAGGGGAGGGGTTAGCCCCCATCGCTGCCGCCAGACTCCTGAACACCTGTTTCATTTCATCCGGCGTCTTGCCCTTCGGTTTCGCGTCCTCCGCACGGCGGTTCTGTACCTCGAAATACGCCGCCCATTCCGCCAACTCGCGCGATGAAATCCGTTCCAGTCCCCACCGCACACTGGGCCAGTGCAGCATCAGAGCGAGTCTGAAATAGAATTCCCGCTCCGGTCTCGCGTAAAATTTCCGGTCAGCTCCTCCACATCGCGTGGACTCAGCCCGGCCAGCCTCTGTGCCACCCCGAAAACCCGGTCCAGTGCCGCTGCCGACTTCACACCGAGGGTCTCTACGTCAGCCTGGGAGAAGAGATTCACCCCGTTTTCGTTGACTATCGCCATCGCGCATAGTTTCGCGCGCATGTTCGCGATCACCACGGACGCCTTGCCGCCGATCTGCTGCGTGATGCTCGCCTCGAACAGGTCACGTTCCGCGCCGGTCAGCGACTTCACCCGCACCTCACCGCCCCACTCCGGCACCGCGACCGTCTCGATGCGCATATCGTCCGCCTGCAGAATCTCATCCCGCGTCAAAATCGCCATTCGTTCCTATTCCTCTCGTTCCCCCTCTCCGCGTCGGGGAGGGGGCAGGGGGTGGGGTGTCCTATGCCTCGTACCAGGTCGGAGTCCCAACCCAGTGCAAAACCGCCACAGCCGTCCATTTGTCCGTTTGCTTCGCCTGCCACGTGAACGACTCCACATAGGCATCACACGCGAAATAGCTTGAATCGTCAGGCCACCGCACTTTAAATGCCAGTTTCGTCTGTTGGTGATGCGCGTACTCGATCCCGCCGCTCGCGTTCTGGTGCGTCGCCTGGTCCGGATCGAACACCAGCGTCAACGAGGTCGGATCGATCTTCCGTTTGCCGGTCGGAATCGCATCGTAATAGCCGCCGCTCGCATCGTGGGCGGTCGTCTCTGCCATGACAAGGCTCGATTTGAGATCACCAACATCCTGCACCTTCGCAATCGCCGTATAATCCGGCGTGGACGACAGATCGCCATCGCCGATATACAGCGTTACACCAAACCCACCAGTAGCACCCATTTCTACTCACCTCCAACCAAATCCTGCAAATACCCCAACAGTACCCCAATCGCAAACATCGCCGCCGCCAGCAGATTGCTCACCACGTGCCGCTCCTCATCCTCTCGGATCCCGTGCAGCATCCCGTCCAGCAGCAACACGAACGGCTGCATGACCAGCAGCCCGACCGCATAGCACATCAGCCGCTTGTACGGGTCCTTCTCGAAATAGCGGTCGATAGGTCGTCTCGTCGAATGTCCTGCCATTCCCCCCAGCACCGTCGCCGCCAGCAGCATCAATAGTCTCATAGCCGTTTATTTCTCCTGACCGTCGCCAGCTCCGCCCGCAGCTCGGCATTCTCGCGCTCCAGCTCATCGACGCGCCCACGCAGCCTTACGTTTTCGTCCTGGAGAGCTGTCACGGTCTCCTGCAACGTCGCCACCGTCTCGCACAGCGCATCGAGTTGTGATTTTCGCGCACCCGTCAGCGCATTTAGGAGCACGGTCACCAGAGACCCGATAGCGGCTAACAGCGCGACGACAAGTGCTTCATTCATGGCAGTCTCACCGCCGCCATCGTCAAATCAGCCGTCGCCGAATTGCTCACGTACACGTAGCCGCCCGAATTGTTGAACGTCCCAGTCGGAAACGGCCCGATCATCTCGTCACCGGTCGTCGCTGCCACCGTCACGTACACATCCGCAACGGCCAGCCCGTCCACTGTCGCAGGCGTCGTCACCGTGATGTACCTGGCAGCACCGTTCGTATTTTTCACGTGTAGGAACGTCCTGCCATCGTTCACGAACTGGAACCCACCCGCGACCGCATCCGAGTACACCGGTGTCACTCCGGACAGCGTGATCGGTTGCACGCTAATCGTCGTGTAATCCGCCCTGGACACACTCGACAGCGCCCCGAATATCACCCCCACACACACCAGAACCACCACCAACCCGATACCAACCTGCCGCACTTTCATCTGCTCACCTCCCCTATCTGGGCCAAAACCCTGTCATTCTGCGCGAACCCTGTCATTCTGAGCAAAGCGAAGAATCTCCATTCGTGTCATTCGCGATCAAACCGCACACCGCCACATCACCCGATAATCCTGCGTAATCCGCCACACCGTCAGCAGATCACCCCACTCGTCCATCTCATTCTCAAACATAATCACCCAGATCCGTTCATCAGCAGACAACCCGTGATACCCGTTCAGCGCCACCCGGACCGCATCAGCCAGCGCTCGCACCTCCGCAAACGAATCCGCGTACAGATCAACCTGCACGCGATTCCCGGCAAAATCCACCGGTCCATCGTGCGCCATATCCTGCTGCATCCCCACCATCCGGATTGCCACAGACGGGTTCGTCACCTTCTGCGGCAGCCGCGACAAATACACCCGCGTCCCGACAATCGCCGCCACGGGCCCGTTATTCGCCAAACATGCCTTTACCGCTGCCTCGATACTCATTCCGTCTCCGTTCCCCCTCTCCGTGTCGGGGAGGGGTCACAACCCCAATTTCACCTTCAACGTATTCCCGATCTTATCCGTCACATCCCTCGCCCGCGCGTCTAATGCTGGTCGCATGAATGGCCTTGATCTCACTCCAGGATGTGTCACCTTCCCCACAATTACATCCTCGAATGCCAACGCCTTCTTTGCGTTCGGCGTGATTTGATGCTCATCCGCGCCATACTCCTGGAAGAGCAGATAGAACCGGTCACGGTCTGGGCCTACCGCAATCTCGATCTTATTCACAGAGCTGGCCCACACCTCAGTGATAATATTCGCCGCTCCCTCTCCAGTCGCCCTGGGAGCCCGGTCACTGATCTCCTTCCGCAGAATCTCCGCACCATCCAGCGCTGCATCCCGCAACACCAGTCTCGCCTGATTCTCCAGCGATGCCAGCGCCTCCCGCACCTGCCGCAGACTCGCCTCATCCATGAACACCCTGATCACATCAGCCATCGATTACCTCGTAGGGGCACCCCTTGCGGGTGCCCAGGGGAGGGGTCACGGATTCACCTCGTCGCACA